TTATCCCGACTGCAAAGGCAAACAACGTAGCACTAGATCAGATAACGACAGGATATGTTAAACTGACGTCTAATGGTGTGGCAGCGGCTGAATCTACTACATACATGAACTCCATGTTGAATGAGCTTGGAAAGTCAGGAACAAAAGTTTCGGATTTATTGAAGAAGAAAACAGGGCAATCGTTTGCGGAATTGATGCAATCCGGAATGAGTCTTGCAGATGCTTTAGAAATCGTATCAAATGGAGCAAAAGAGCAGGGTTTGGCATTTGGCGATATGTGGGGAAGCGCAGAGGCGGCGAAGGCTGGGCTTGTACTTCTTGGAGATGGAGCGCAGGGTTTTAATTCAACGCTAGATGAAATGAGAAATTCAACAGGAGCAACAGAAGAAGCGCTTGGAAAGTTAGAAACGAAATCGGATACATTTAGAAAAACTTTTAATAAGTTAAAAAATGTAATGATTGCGCTTGGAGATGCTTTATTGGAGGTACTTGCTCCTGTTATAGAAATAGTGGTAGATAAAGTAAAAGAGTTTTCAAAGTGGTTTTCTGAATTAAATGATGAATCCAAAAAGATTATTGCTGTAGGAACCATTATTGTAGCGGCGTTGGCTCCCGTATTATTAATTGTAGGCAAAATAATCGGAAGCATCGGAAGCTTGATTAGTATTTTGGGGTCAATAGCAGGAGCGATAGGGGCACCAGCACTGGCGATAATAGGGGCGGCCGCAGCGGTTGCGGGAGCGTTTGCTATTGCGTATGCAAAAATAGAACCATTTAGAGAATTTGTAAATGGGCTGATAGATGACATAAGAAAGTTTGCGGAGAATGTATATAACACATATATAGGGCCTGCTTTGGAGGAAGTCAAAGGTGCATTTGAAGATGCACTATCAGCAATTACTGGATTTTGGAACGAATACGGAGAACAAATTTGGGAAGCAGTTCAGAATCTTTTTACTATACTTTCTCCTATTATTTTTGGAGCACTAGAAGGAATAGCGGGATTTGTAGATAGCACCTTGGGAAATTTGATGAATACAATACAAATTTTTTGGGAGTTCATAAAAGGATTCTTCGAATCCAATTTCGAGATTTTGAAAGGAATTATAAAGGCATTTTCTGGTTTCTTCACAGGCGATATGGAGACTATGACAAGTGGGATTAAAGATATATTTGATGGATTTTTCAAAAGCATTGAGAATGGATTTACGTTTTTGAAAGATACACTGGGTGGCATTATAAAAGGGATTGCAAATACGATCTGCGGAACGCTCGGAGGTGCGATTAATGGAGTGATTAAGGGAATAAACTGGATTTTGAATGCAGTAGGATCGGATAAATCATTCGATGAATGGAATGTTCCGAAGTTTGCAAAAGGAACAGGAGGACTCCCCAGAGATACTATTGGAGTTGTAAACGACCAGAAGGGGTCTACTTATAAAGAAATGATTATACCGCCAGATGGAAAGCCATTCATCCCGGAAGGGCGTGACGTGGTGCTTCCGATGAAAAAAGGCACAAAAATCATGCCAGCAAATCAGACAAAGAGTTTTCTAGATGGACTTCCGCATTTTGCAAGTGGAATAGGAGATTTCTTTAGTGGTATTTGGGATACGGTAAAAGAATTTAGCGGTAGTGTATGGGATTACCTTAAGAAGCCGGGAGATATTGTCAAAATTGCGATTGATAAGTTCGCAGATCTGACAAATGCATTTGAGCCATGGATTACGGTTGCAAAAGGCGCAATTAATACCGTATTTGATAGTGTTGTAGATTTTATTACTGGGATTTTTGATGAAAAGTCGCATGTAAACTACACACCGGGAGCAGGAGTGGAACAGTGGAGAAAACTTGCGGAGCAAGCACTTAGAATGACGAATCAATATTCTGATGCTAATTTGAATTTGCTCTTATATCAGATGCAGACCGAATCTGGAGGAAACCCAAACGCGATTAATGATTGGGATATTAATGCTATCAATGGAACACCATCAAAAGGATTAATGCAAGTAATCGATCCAACATTCCGAGCGTATGCAATGCCTGGATACGATACAAATATTTGGGATCCGCTATCAAATATGCTTGCAGCCATCAGATACACCGTATCGAGATACGGAAGTCTTGCAAGCGGCTGGAATGGACACGGATATGCAGCCGGAATTGGAAATATTCATTTAAGCGATATTTTCCCAGAACTTCCAACACTCGATGTGTCATGGTTTAAAGAGGGCGGAATTTTAACAAAGCCGGCATTTTTTCAGATGCCAAGCGGTAAGGTAGGGGGTGCCGGGGAAGCTGGACCGGAAGCGATTGCGCCGATTCGAAAGCTTAAAGAATATATAAAAGAAGCAGTACTAGAGGTTGCGGGAGAAAAAGATATAAATATAAATGTATCACTAACTGTTCCGCTAGATGGAAAAGTGCTTGCAGAGGGGACTGTGAATTTTATGAGACCGCTCTTAAAGAAAAAAGAAAGATTTAATAATTTGCTTGAGGGGGTTAGATAATGGGGTTACTCACTGTTACATACAAAGGAGAGAAGTTGCCGATTAAAATTGTAAAAGTCAATAGGAATCTTTCTGCTCCAATCTCCAGCAATTTGAAAAAGATTGGAATTAGGAACGGAAAGGATTTCGATTATGTAACGCAAGAAGAAAAGCAAATCGCTATTGAATATGTGATTAATAATGGGACTGCAGAAAATTTGAAAGATTTTAGGCGGAAAATGGCGAAATTATTAACATCTGACAAGATGGGCAAATTGATTTTTAGTGATGAACCTAATCTATATTACAATGCGATTTTAAATGGCGAACCAACACTCGATGAAGAATATTTGCAAAGCAGTGGAATTATTACGTTTATCGTTCCTGATGGAATCGCACATTCGACAATTCAAAAGACTTTTCAAGCCTCTCTCAATCCCGAAGGAGCAATGGAAATGACAATTTCTAACACTGGGACAGAATCTGTTCCGGTAGATTATGAGATTAAGCACAACCACGAAAATGGGTTCATTGGTATTGTGTCTGAGTATGGGGTGATTCAGCTTGGACACGTCAATGAGATGGATATGGAAGAAAAGGAAAAGTCAGAATACCTCCTTAATTATCGGCAGGCATCCCAGTATGATGCGATGCGCAGCGGATCAGGAATATTTTTTGATCCAAGCTATGGAAAATCAGGTACGTTTGGGACATATAACTATGATAATAAGACTTGGGTAAGCCTGGCAAGTGCTGGTGTAGGTTCTGGCTGGCATGGAGCAGCAAGAACAATCGATTTACCACCAGATCAAACAGGGGTTTCTGGTTCTGCCAATTTTGCCATGCAAGGAAAAGTATGGTTTCGCCCAACAGCAACAAATCAGTGCGGGATTATAGAGTATTGCATTGCAGATAAGAACGGAAGGCATCTTGCATCTGCAAGGATAGCAAAATGGAACCCTGTCACGGATACAGCACTTCTGATATTGTGCGTCAACGGTAAAGAGATGAAACGTGTAGAATTTAACAGCGCGTTATCAGAATTATTCGTCCACAATCGAGGAGATTTCTATATTTTCAAATCCGGAAAGAAAATCATATTTTGCTTTGGCGGTTTGTATGACTTCAACATTCCAGAAATCGAGAAAATGGAAGCTAAGACGGTATCTGTATTTATCGGACAGCGGGATAATTATCCGGTTATTCCGAAAATGTATCTGAATTACCTTGTGTTTCGGAAAGATAAAGTAAAAACGTGGCTTAATATTCCAAATAGATACCCATCGGGGAGTATTGTTACAATCGATGGAAAAAGCCGAAAAGTATATATGGATGGTATTCAGAGGGCAGCGGATGAAGTGCGTGGAAGCAAGTATTTTAATGTCCCACCGGGAGAAACGAAAATACAGTTCTACTACTCAAATTTTTGTAGCCCACCGCCAACGATTACAGCAAAAATACAGGAGGCGTATTTATAATGGAAAATATTAGAATTGCAGTTTTAAGCGCAAATGATGAACTGCACACATTTATGGACAATGAGGCTCCTGAAGCATTACATTACTACGAGGATGAGCTACATGAGTATTTGCAGGGAGCAGCGAACACATTCGCTTTTACAGCTATGGCGAAGCATCAGGATTCAATCTATCTTGTAGAAGGAAATAAATTAGCTTTTGTATGCAATGGCAGAGATTACTACCTTAATATTATGTCTGTAAGCCGAGATGAGTATGAAGTAGAGGTGGAGGCGTTCTCTACTTCCTTCGAACTGCTGAATGAATCGGTAGGAGAGTATGATCCCGGAAAAGCAGTGTCATTTGAATCGTATTTGAATACCTTTGATCCGGAACATTCCCTCTCACTCGGAATCAACGAAGTTTCCGAACTGAATGTCTGGCATAAGTTCACGGGGCAAGAGACCATTTTAAAAAGATTGTATTCCGTTGCAGATATGTTTCTGGCGGAATTGGAGTTTGTTCCGGAACTGAACGCGGATCACTCGTTAAAAAGGATTGTATTAAATGTATATAGAGAACACTCAGACAAGAATCAGGGAGTTGGAAAAGACCGAACAGACATCAAGCTAAGATATGGAGTCAATGTAAATGGAATCCGCAAGACAACGGATATTACAGATCTTGCAACGGCTATTAGACCAACCGGCGCAGATGGACTCAATCTTCTGGGGTTCGAGTCTACCAGAAAAGACGAGAAGGGGAATATTGAGTTCCAAACAGTAAAAAATTCCTATGATATTTGGGCAGTGAAGGCAAGAGACCGCTTCCCATCAAACCGAGTATCATACGACAGATATATCGTGCAGACAAAAGAATATGAGGAAAATGATGTGAATTCGCTATTCTTGGCGGCGCTGAATGATCTGAAGAAGATGTGTGTTCCAAAAGTGACCTACGAGGTAGATGGGTATTTTGATACCGGAATCGGCGACACAGTAATGATTGAAGATGACGGTTACAATCCTACACTTTACTTACAAGCAAGAGTTTCAGAGCAGGTACGAAGCTTCACAGAGCCATCTCGAAATAAGACGATATTTTCTAATTTTAAAGAGTTGCAATCGCAAGTGGACAATTCCTTACTCGACAAAATGAATGCACTCATACAGGAAAATAAGACGTATAACTGCATGATTTTAAGTGACAACGGAATCGTCTTTAAGAATGGAGAAGGAACAACAACTCTCACGGCATCAGTTACGGCGCCGGGCGCTGATTTGACTGACAAATTCGCAATCATTTGGAAAAAAGATGGTAGCGAAATAGCGCGAGAAAAGAGCATCGTTGTATCCGCTGCGGACATTGTAGGGAAAGCGGTTTACCGTTTTGAAGC